CTCCACGAAAGATAGATTAAACGTTGCGCCCGAGCCGGTGCCGCCTGATGTGCTGGCGGGGTTAGTGGGAAGCGTAGTGTACGAGCCGGCATTGCTTATGGAAGCTGTTAAAACAGCGCCGCCTCCGTCTACCGTGTCGACGGTCAACTCGGCATCTATGAGTGCTGTTCCTCCAGAAATCGACAGAACGTCTCCCGCAACGTAACCGCTTCCTCCGGCGGAGACCGTGAAGCTGTCCAAGGTGGAGTCTTGCGGATCCACGCCGGTTAAAAGTGGCTTTTGGAAAACAGTGGGGCTGATAGCCGCGCCGCGCCCACTATCGGGAAGGGCAGTGTCGTACCACGTGTTTTCGCGCACATTATATACGACGGCGTGGTTTGGCTCGGCGCTAGAGCCTTTGGGGAAACACCACCAGATCTCACCGTAGCGTGGGATCTTGTACGCAAAGACTTTCTGCCTCTGCTCCTCGTTTAGATTGTCAAAAAAGAAGTTTAAGTTCAATGTGTTAGGAACTTCACGCACAACACCGTTAAACATTAAGAAGCGGTCTGTGCCCGCCCAATAATAGACGCCGTCGTACTCAATCACGCTGTTTGACGACAAGATTGACGATTGCGTCGACAGTGTGTCGAAGCTGAACACTGCTGTCCCGCCCACATAGCTTCCTCGGACAAGGCTGTCTGCCGACCAGAATAGGCCGGACGGCGCATTGCTGGGACCGCCGCGAAGCGGAAGCGCCCGCACTATTTTCTGGGAAGTTATGTATGCGTTGCCCGCTCCGCTTCCGGTGTAGTCCGCAGGGGCGTTAGGCACCGACCAAGCCACATAGCCATCTGCGCCATAGACGAAAGTGTAGGGCGCTAGCGACACCACGCCTCCCGTTGCGTCAAAATTGGCCGGTACGGCTGAAACAGCTGTTAGCGCCGCGGTGCCTAGCAAGTCGCCCGTGAACAGCGCACCGCCTGCAGTGTTGCATATGCAGCCTAAGTTTGGCGCTACTTGGGCGACAATTTGGTTGCCGTTAGTGGTGTCGTACGCGGCCGCAAACTGCCACATGTTGCTATCGTTGGCGGTGAAGCCTGACGTAGGTGTGCGATCGCTTATGACGCTAGTGTTGAACGCACCGTCGATATAAAGGCGCTCCAACTTGTTTGCGGATCCAGCGTGTAGATATGTGCGCTCGTCTTGGGTGTACTCGTGCAGTTGGCGCACGATCTCTTCCACGTACTTGTTGATAGAGCGGTAGCCGCCCATCTTGCGTGGGAGGCCGCGCTGGAAGCGCACCCAACGCCCGTCTGTGTAAAACGGATTGGCAAGAGCGGTGCCGTCGCGAGCGATCCCCGCCTGCGATTGAATGCGGATGATCTCTTCCGGCACGTTAGAATACTCCGCCGTCTACGGTCCCTGCTTGCGCGATACCGAGTGCCGTCCAAGCATCTGCTTGCGTAGACGCAGTAAAGAGGGCTATGCCTACACTCGTACCTCCAAGATTGATCCGTGCGCCGGAAGCCGAGGTAGCTCCAGTACCGCCGTCAGCTATGCCAACCGGCGTGGACACACCGCTAGACGTATCGGCATCTACGACGTTGCTGCCATTGCTGTAGAGAATAGCGCGTTGGTTTTGCCCAACAGATACCGGCGTTACTTGCGATGGCGTTTTTACAGACAGGGTGTAAGAACCGGTGGTAAGGTTACTAACCCAATACTGCTGTATCGTTGGCGGAACGATAATCACTGCGTCGGACGTCAGGGTGCCCACGAACTCGTATGCAATTCGGTTCAACTCAGAACCAGAAAGCGTGTAGTTGCCCCCGGTTACCGCTACAGATGTGTAGTCAAACGCAAAGACAGCGCGCTGGCCGAGCCCGATCGTATACCAGCCGAGACCGTCACTAACAATTACGGCACTGTCCTCGGGCTGCAGCGTTATGTTAGCGCCGCCGTTTATCAGATCGGTGCCGTCTGCGTCTATTGTCAAAGTGCCGGTTCCGGCGTTGCGCACGTTAAAGAACCAGCCATCTCCAACTACAGAAGCCGAGGGGAGGGAAAGCGTTCCGCTGCTGCCCGTCCACACATACATCTTGGCTCGATCGGACGCGCCTGCCGTGTAGTTAGAAGCAAAAGTGTCGACTTGGTATTGCTGCGCGAGGGTGGAGCCTGTGGCAGTAAGACCGGATCCCGCGAGGCTAGAAGCTTGGGCGTTTGCCGTCGCGGCACCAAAGCGATACGAGCGCCACGTGCCTGCTGCCGTGCTGTTATCGGTCAGATACAGCTCCCACTGCGCCCCCGAAGAGATGCTAAGCAGCGTACCGCCTGCGCTATTCTTAACGGTTACAGTCGCCGCGCCGACGTTGTTGAACAGGATGGTCTGCCCTACGCCCGTCTCGTCTGCAGGAGGCATTGTAATGCTCTGTGCACTAGCAGCCGATACGTCAATTATGCGGGCGACAACGTTCCCAGTAGCCGCACTTTCAATAGGCCAGCTAAGCGTAATGTCGCTGGTTAGTGTGTAAGACTTATAGGATACGTCTGAAGGGTAGATGGTGTTTCCGCCAAACACCTGTGTGTAGGTCATTTACGCCTCCTTGCGCACGGAGGCGCGATCTAAGATTTTGCCGATATCTTCACCATTAAGAGAGGCAGCTGCGCGGTCGTACATTTGCTGCCACACGGCTATGCGCTCGTCATTCTTGAGGAAAGGCGTCGCTTCTAGCAACGTGCCGTAAAGCAGAAGCTGCGGCGCGTATTCCGTCATCCAATTTGTCTGCAGGCTGTCGTTTAGAAGCGGAGGCAGCTCGTAATAGACGACCTCCATGGGGTATTCTGCGTCCGGCGTGGGAGCCAAAAGCCAGTGATCGTAGTCATAATCTGCATAAAACTCTGGCTGAGATGTCGCGGTGGCGTCCGGCCAATAGCTGCGTATGTACTCGTACGAACGCCCGAAAAGCGTCTTGCGTGTATTGTTTCCAGAGCCGGTGCCGATGTTCATAGATACCACGTCGCGCCAGCGATCGGGCTTTGGGTATACTGACTGGCCTGTTGTAAGGGTGGAAGTTACGACGTTAATAAAGCCCTGAACTTTGAGTTCGCGGGCGATGCGTCTCTCAGCAAGATTGATAAGACGAGGTATCTGCTCGTATACGATCGGGTCTGTAACTGCCGAAGCGCCACGCTCAAGATAGCGCCGGACGTCCTGCTGGAGCGTAGTGAAGGTCATCGTCGTAGACATAGCGGGCCCCTTATATCACTTTTTGTCGATCTGCACAGCCGCCCGCCAAGCCTCAATCGTCAAGCGGTGCTTTACACTACATTCCATGTAACGAGCGATTAATTGGCTTTCCCACAACGCCCGCTCCGGATCAATCAGCGGGTCAGGCACATTGTCGAGTGGGCGGCAGTTACTCTCTAGGTTCGCCGGAGGCGGCGGCATTGGCGTTATCGATACCGCCTTGGAGCACCCCGACAACATTATCAGGAGCAGCGCAGCTAGGGGCAGGAGCAGGAACTTCCCGATAAATCTCGCGTATGCTCGTTCCTCGGCTGGCTCCCAGCCCATCGGCATAATCTCTGAGGTTCTCATAGGCTCTGGCTTTTTGTTCCAGTTCATTCTGCATCTCCTGCTGCCGCTCTGCCGCCTCTTCCAAGGCGTTTGCAAGTGCAGCGTCACATTGCCAATCCCGTATCTTGTAGCCTGCTGCTAAACTAGCAAGCAAAGCTGCACCAGCGATGTAGGGCATGAATGGTCTAAGTATCATGTTTCTTGCCGATCCTAAATCCGCGCCCACTTTCGAAGTGAGCGATAGCATCTGACCTATCAATTTCGAACCAAGTGATATATTCTACCCTATCAGTTTCGCCTGTCCGAAGTTTGTATGCCTTTTCCAGACGCTCGATTTGGCGCTCGTCCATATCTTCTCTAGGCCAGACCCCCTGCGTCCAACTCATTCTACACCTTTAATCTTGCCCCATTCACGGACACCAAAAGCCGTAGCACAAGCCGTGATAACCGCAGCCCAGCCCATCAACTCGACAGGCTCTTGTTTGAGTAAAGGAATGATGACGCCATTAACAGCGACACTGGCCGCAATACCTACGCAGGTTAGCGGCCTCCACCAGACACGTATTGCTTCACGAACTTTTCCAAACATACAGCCACATACCACATCACGACAAAACCGAACACCCAGACCGAACCAGTGCAGACAACAAACACCGCCGCAAAGATCGGCGGCAGGATCACTCCTTCGCCATGCGGAGCGCCACTTGCTCCACCTCGTCTACTCTGCGGGTCCAACCCCTACCAAATACGTTAAAGTGACGTAGTTTGCGGTAATACTGATGTCGAAGATCCGAATACCCTCGAATCATCTCGTCCAGACCCAATGTAGAACGCTTGTCCTTTAGTGCCTGCATTGTCTTAGGACCGATGATGCCATCAGGTTTAGCGCCCACAAGCATCTGGAAATATCGCTTCGCTCGATTGGGTCCAGCGTTCACCCCGAAATCAAACACGCACAAGTCTAGCCCAGCTGGCAACTCGTCACCCTTCACAGCATCCCAATACTTTACCCTATAGAGGGTGCGAACGTGGTCAGGTGTCAGGCCACGCATAATCTTTTCGCTTACAGGATAGCCGACCCATTCCTCGTAAACCTTTTGGGTAACGCCAAGATTGGTGCGCCCGCCGGGGTCATCCCGATGATTGACGTAGCCTCCCTCGTGCTTCAAAAGCTCTGTGAGAGACGAATCGAAGTTACATTTCACAGTCTTTCACCTCGAAAATAGGCGTCTCCGTTAATAACTTCGACAAGCTCTGGGGGCAGCAACATTCCGTCCTTAAAAGTCAGAACAGCAAAGCCGCTTGTGTGAGGGGTGGGGTTGTTCTCGCCATACTCAAATTGCGGCGCAAGCGGGTCGCTGAGAGTGCCGGTATCCACGCCCCAGCGGCGCCCGTTGTAGTCGGCCCAAGGGGTTACGAGTAGGCGGTGGAGATGCCCCGTGACGACAGACCAACCCGCCTTGAGAGTGTTGTTGTATCCTGCGTGTACGCCGTTGTGGTAGCGATGTTTAATCATCACGTTGCCGTTAATACAAAGCGACCACGCAAAGTCCCAGTCGCTAAATCTGTCCTCCAGCCTGTCCACTGCGCCGCCAAAATCAGAGGCCTGCATAGCTAGTGTGCGATCAAAGCGCTGATCGTGGTTGCCCATGTTCCAATAAAAGGCGCAGCGCTTGGGATCCGCAGCTAGGTATATCTCGTGCAGGTACTCCTCGCCGATATCTAGCTCTTCCTTTACTGTGGGGGGCTCGACCCAGCCCATAGGCGGGTGTCTAGACACTCTCGCCCCGTCGAACAGATCACCGTTAGCTACCACAATTCGCGGCCGGAGTTCTTTGCACAGCTTTAGAAGTGCGATGTGCGAGGCGGTCTTAGGTTGATTAGGCCACCAATGCGCGTCGCTAAATACCAACACAGTGCCGTCCTGCAGACTGTGTTCGTTTTGGCGCTTGTAAGCGCGTCCCACGTCCTGCCAACCCGTAGGTTGAGCACCGCTTGACGCAGCGGAAACTGTAGTTAGTGTAATGCCTTTATCTGCGAGGGTTTTGCGGCGGCCGTACACCGCCCGCTCGGTCATCCCTGTGGCGTCGCGTACGGCAGCTGGGCTGCCATTGCACTTTTCCCAAACGGCAATAAATTCGGAATCTGAAAGTTTAATAGCCAAGATGCGTCCTCCTGCGATTGGCAGAGAGTATTACCCTATCTTCATTTTGAATAAAGTAAATATAACCCCTACCGCGGCCGATATCCCCGCTAACCACTTAACAAAAGCAACTACGCCTGACGCAGTTTCCCACATGCGCACGAGGCCCGCCACTTCCCTACTCAGAGTGTGTACGTCTTGGCGCAAATCAGACACTTCTTTTTGCAAAAGAACGATATCTACCTCATAGTTAGGTTCACTCATCACGCGGTACTCACATTAAGAGATATAGTTGCGGTTGTCAGTGTGGTGGTGGTCCCTACCTCGCGTATGCTCACTGTCAGGGTGGTAAACTTTGTGCCTGCGCCGGTCTCGGCGATACCCCACATGCGGTCACTCGTAAGGGCGAGCCAAGACCCAGTCGTTCCGGTCTCAAGTGCCGAGCCGCTGACGGTGGCAAAGCACTCATAATTGCTGGCTTCGCTGTTGGGATCTACCCAGTCCTCGATATACGTAGTCGGGGTGCCCGGCGTCTGCCCTGTGTATTTGTACACTTTGCCGTTGCTATCCAGTTGGTAGCGGGCGTAGGCATCTTGCGGGAAGATAGCACTAAAGAAGATGCTCTGGTTAGTGATCGACACGACCACGCGATTGTAGATTTCTTTCCACACGCCAGATACTTTGACGTACGCCGCTTGCACGTCTTTCCATACGCCGCTGACCTTAACCTGCGGGTCATCAATCGTCTTCCAAGCGCCGGATACTTTAGAGTAAATCGTCATGCTGTATACTGGAACCAAACGTCGCCATCAGAACCGCCGGTGGGCGCACTAGTTGAGATTGTCACATCGCGAGTAGCCATGGAGCCGATACCTAGGTTAGTACGAGCGCCGGAGTCTGTAGTTGCTCCCGTACCGCCGTTAGCCACCGGAAGCGTACCCGTAACCTGTGTAGTCAGGCTGACCCCGGAAAGAGTGCCCCCGAGAGTTAGACTACCCGAAGAAGTGACGGTGCCGCTAAGGGAGATACCATTAACCGTACCCGTGCCACCTACCGAACTTACGGTGCCTGCACCTAGATTAGCGCGAGCAGTAGCCGCATCGCTTGCGCCCGTGCCGCCATCGGCGACCGCGAGATCCGTAATCCCTGTAATTGAGCCGCCCGTAATAGATACGCTGGACGCTGACTGAGTAGCAATAGTGCCAAGACCGAGGTTAGTCCTAGCGCCAGAGGCTGTAGAAGCGCCTGTGCCCCCATCGGCAACCGCAATGTCGGTGATGCCTGTTACAGAACCACCCGTGATAGATACGCTGCCGCTATTCTGCGTAGCGATAGAGCCAAGACCGAGGTTAGCGCGTGCGCCCGCAGCGTCACTTGCGCCAGTGCCGCCATTAAGTACGCTAAGATCAGAGCCCGACCAGTCGTTGTTGTTGATAGTGTTGGCCGTCGCAAGCGAACCCAAGCCAAGTGTGCTGCGCGCAGTTGCGGCGTCGGCGTCGTCGACAAGTGAGCGGCCGAAGGCCGTAAACGTGGCCGTGGCCATTGTCGTGGTGCTGTTAAAGTACGGCAGTTTATCCGCAGCCTGCGTAAGCCCAGCGAAGTCGTCGAGTGCCGCGTCCCACGCCTGTACGTTGGTGCCGATCGCTAGCCCCAAGTTCGTGCGGGCAGTGCCTGCGTCGCTTGCCCCAGTGCCGCCATTGCCGATTGCCAGATCTGTGCCCGACCAATCGCCGTTGTCGATAGTGTTGCGTGTTGCGAGGCTGCCGAGACCGAGGTTCGTGCGTGCGCCCGAGGCGGTGGTCGAGCCGGTGCCGCCATTGTCTAGGTCTAGCGTTCCCGCCATGGTGACAGTGCCGCTAGTAGTTACTGGGCCGCCCGAGAAAGTGAGACCCGTAGTTCCGCCAGACACGTCAACGCTGGTTACTGTGCCGCCCGAAGTCGCGGACGAGATGGTGATAGAGCCGTTGCCGTTGGTAATGCTAATGCCGCTGCCCGCGGTTAGCGTTGCCTTGCTGAGCGTATTACCGGTGCTGTTACCAATCAGTAGTTGGCCATCGGTGTAGGACGACTGGCCGGTACCGCCGTCGGCTACCGCGATATCTGTAATGCCTGTGATGCTGCCGCCTGTGATAGCGACAGAAGACGCAGACTGAGTGGCGATCGTGCCGAGACCGAGATTGGTGCGCGCGTCGGCGGCGGTAGAAGCACCCGTGCCCCCATTAGCCACAGCCAAGTCAGCACCAGACCAGAAGTTGTTATTTATGGTGCTCTCGGTGGCGAGTGTGCCTAACCCGAGATTAGCACGCGCGGCGGAGGCGGTCGACGCGCCCGTGCCGCCATCTACAATAGCGAGATCGCTGATGCCCGCGATCGTACCGCCCGTGATATTAACGTTGGTCGCGCTCTGCGTGGCGATGCTGCCAAGCCCTAAGTTGGTGCGTGCGCCCGAGGCTGTAGTTGCGCCGGTGCCCCCGTTGTCGAGGTCGAGCGTACCGGCCATGGTGATCGTGCCGCTGCCCGTTACGGGACCGCCCGAGAAGGTTAGGCCAGTTGTCCCGCCCGCTACGTCAACACTTGTTACGGTGCCGCCTGCGCTGGTAGCGGCAATAGTTATAGCTCCGCTGCCGTTAGTAATGCTGATGCCGCTACCTGCGGTCAGCGTTGCCTTGCTGAGCGTATTGCCCGTGCTGTTGCCGATCAGAAGCTGGCCATCAGTGTATGAGGATTGACCCGTGCCGCCATTAGCTACGGAAAGATCCGTTCCCGACCAGTCTGCGTTATCTATTGTGTTTTGTGTAGAAAGCGATCCCAAGCCGAGATTGGTGCGGGCCGTAGCCGCATCACTCGCCCCAGTGCCGCCATCTGCGATCGCGAGGTCGGTGATACCCGTGATGCTTCCACCTGTTATGCTTACGCTGCTCGAGGCTTGCGTAGACAAAGTGCCGAGGCCCAGATTAGTCCGAGCGCCTGAAGCAGTGGTGGCGCCCGTGCCGCCATTGTCGAGATCTAGTGTGCCCGCTAGTGTGAGCGTCCCACTCGTAGTTACGGGGCCGCCGGAAAAGGTAAGACCGGTAGTTCCGCCGCTAGCATCAACTGACGTAACCGTGCCCGTGGTGGCCGTATCGGCTAGGACTTTGACGGTTCCCGATGCGTTTTTGAAATACAGCTTCTCGTCCGTGGTGTTGATGGCCAACTCGCCGTCGGAAAGATCTCCCGCAGACGGAGTCGAACTGGCCGTAGACGACCGGTAAAGCTGTATGGGAGTGTACCCGCTCTGAGCCATTAGGATTTACCTTTGCTGCACGAATGCCTTTTAGTGATCGGTGTGCCCCCTAAATAGCACAAGCCAGCAAGTTTCGCCACACAGCGCTGCAGAGATAGATCATTGCTGCGCATCAGGCATAATTCCACGTTCGCAGTCATCGCCGTAGAGTTCCATTGCGCTCTCTGGGATGCTGTATACGTCCATAACCACTTGGCGGATTGGTGAGTCCTTCCGAAGCATTCATTACGGATCGAAGCCGCCGCCTCCGCCGGGAGGGCCGGGAGGGCCACTTGCTATAAAGTAACTTAGAAAGCAGTTGGCGGTTTTTGTCTCGTCAACAAAAGTGACTGTGCAAATCAATGTTCCGCTACAACTATCAACCACGCCACTGACCGAAGGGGTTGCGGTTAAGCCTCCGTTGCTGGTCGTATAGCTAAATGTGCCGCCGCTTGTCAGCCCAAAGCTCCAGACCACGCTCGAAGGTATGCCGCCAGCATAGGTAACAGTGACAGGGTTCCAAGTGTGGCTTGAGCTTGTCCCGTTCGCGCTTTGCGTTGTCGGGCTAACTGTGACTGTTCGCTGCGCCTCAGCGCCGTAAAAATCGCCCAGCGAAATCTCGTCGCTAGTCGGAATGCCAGAGTTAGCAGCAATGTCAGGGACGAACGTGCCACCCCTGTAGAAGTCAGACATACCGCGAGTAGCACCAGCCCCGAAGAATATCTTCAAGTCCTGAATGCTAATCTCGCCGGATGTCTGCATTGCCATTGCTAGTTGACCTGCTTTTGTGCCTGCTCGACGACCTTCCGCAAGATAGGGTCAGCCACGCGATGCGGCAGTTCACCCAAGGCGGCTAGGATCGTGTTCACTTCCGGCACGTGCAGCTCAAGGCTGATTGTCGGTTGCTCGTCGTTCATTACAAGATCGTCTAGTTCTGGATTACTCATTTATTTATTCCTCGTCTGCGGCCACTTCAGCCGGTTCGTCTGCGGCCACTTCAGCCGGTTCGTCTGCCGCTGTATCAGCAGGCGGGTCCCATGGGAAGTCACCTTCGTTAACTTCAGTTTCAGGCGCGATCTGCTGCGCAATCTGCTTTTCGATCTGCTCGTTGATGTGATCCATGTAAGACGCAGCAGCAGCTTCCACCCAGCCAAGAACCTGCGCTTCGGTCAGCTCGTCGTAAGGTGTGAAGCTGTCAGGGTCAATGCTGTTCAGATCAAACGGCGTTGCGCCGCTGAACGTGCCAACAAATTCCGGCAGTTGGTCGGAGTGTCCGTTGCACTTCCAGTAAGTCTGGACAACTGCGTTAGTGAGGCCATCGCCGCTTTGCAGCTTCATGCCCGTTAATTCCCAAGTGTGAACCATAGTCATGTCATTAACCTTTCTTCAGGGTTTCTACTTCCGCCTTCAATTCCTTGATGGCTTCAATCAATAGCGGAACAAGCTTCGCATAATCAACTGTCTTGTAGCCGTGGCCGATAGCTGCATCCTTTACCACTTCTGGGAGGACTGCTTCAACCTCTTGCGCGGATACACCGACCTGCGGGTTTGCTTTGTATCCGAACTTCTGCGCTGTCTCGTTGGCCGTGTAATGGAAGCCGTTAAGAGATTGCACTTTGTCTAGCGCGTTGGCAATGTTGTCGCCGCGATCTTTGAGGCGATCATCGGAGTAAAAGGCAACAATGTCGCCAGATGCGCGAATACTATCGCCCGTGGATGACAAATCTGCATATCGACCAGTGTCATTGCTGTCGTAGAAGATCGGAGCGCGGGCATCAGTGGTTGCCCTGACGCTGCCCGTAACAATAAGGTTACTGGAACTGTCAAGCGTCATCGCCACCGTGCCGCCAGCGCCGGGGTCGTTCTCAGTGTTCGAGTGGACGCCGCCACGGAACCAACTAAAGCGATTGTTCGAACGGTAGTATTGCGTGTTACCCTGTATACCGATCTGGTAGGTGCTATTGTAGAGGTTCAGCTTCGACTGCGTGGTGGCGGCGAACTGAACCGTGCTGGCAAAGCTGGCGCTCGTCACACCAGCAGCATCAACGTAGTAGGCAGTGTTGTTGCTGTCGTAGAATATCGGAGCGTGGAGTGAACCTGTGAAGCGTCCGTTACCGCTAGCGTCGATCCCCGCCACTTTTGTAGTTCCAGCCGATCCGGCGCTAAACACGAAGCCGCGATTTGTGCCGCCCGTCATGCGGAAATACATATTGTAGTCGGAAGTGGTTTCTCCGGCTACGCGTCCGCCCCAAGTGCCATTGCCCGCAGCGGACATGTAAATCTTATAGCTATCGGCAGAACCCCAAAAACGATAGCCATTGCCGTGCGTTGCCGCAGTCTGAAAGTTATTAGCTTGAACAGTGTTGCAAACAGATGTGGAACTTGGATTAAGATAATACCCAGTGTCATCGCTGTCGTAGAAGATCGGAGCGCGGCTAGAGCCGAGTGCCAAAGTGTAGCTGGTATAAATACGGAACTCTTCGTTGGTGTCGCAATAAAAAGTAAGGGGGTTTGTGCCTGTTCTAACACGAACCGCCCAGTTGCCGTCATTGTCTAGGAAGCCGTGGTCCCCTGCACCATTAGCATACCAAGTGCCTTGAACTGTTGAATCGCTGTCATACAGACGAAGCCCGCCAGTGGTGGTCGAGCTATAGCGCACATTGATATATTGCGGGCCGTAGATGTTGCCGCCGTTTACAGTTAGGCTGCCGCCAAGCGTGAGCGCGGCGGGCAGAGACGAATTGCCGCTGGCATCGCAGATCGTTGCCGTATTGCGCCCAGCCCAACCTGAAGTCCAGTTGTCGGGCGAGGAGTTTATTTGAACCCCGCCCTCAGAGTTCATATAGATTATTTCGCCAGTCTGTCCGGTTGCGTAAGCATCGCTCTCGCCCGCGCTTATGATAAGGTAGTCGCCGTTTTTAGTCTTTAGCTTGTCAACATTAGCCGAGGTTGCCGAGACAATGTTAAGAATAGATGTGCCAGCACCATTGATATAGTAATTAGTGTTGTCGCGGTCATAAAGCAACGTTGACCGAAGTGTTCCTGCAAAATCGACACCGGTAGAGTCAGTGGTGACGTTGATATAACTGCTGCCGTTATACCAAGCATGGCGGAAGTTCGATGTTCCGCCCGTGTCAGTTACACCATACCAGTGAGCGCGAGCGTAGTTTGTGCTTTCGACGCGGCTATCTACTCGCTGATAAGCGCCGTTGGTAGCAGTCCAAAATTGATTTCCCGATACAGTTAAGTTATTAAATTCTGACCTGTCTCCGGGGTTTGCATAATAAGCAGTGTTGTTGCTGTCGTAGAAGATCGGGGCGCGGAAATCGCTTGTTGCGTAGCCTGTCCCTTGAACTTGCAGTTTTTGGCTAGGCGAAGTCGTGCCGATCCCGACATTGTTGGTGGCATCGAGAACTAATCCGTCCGCCGTGCCGCCCGCACCCAGCCCCAACTTATCGCCAGACCCCGCTGTAATTCTAGCAGCGGAAGCCTGCGCTCCGATGGTTAAATCAATACCAGCAGAAGTATTGTTCAGCTTTAGATTAACCGATCCCGCGTTGGCGATTTCGAGTTTCTCAGCAGGCGAAGTCGTGCCGATACCTACGGAGCCGCTGCTGGTGATGCGCATGGCTTCAGTTTCATTAGAATTAAATCTGCGACCAAACGCTAGCCCTTGATTAGCGCCTGCACCAAGTGATTGAATATACCCACCGTAGCTGTTGCCACCAGAGATATGCGTAATAACAACCCTAGAAGCTGCATCCGATGCGTTTTGAACGTGCAGCAAAGCAGCAGGGCTACTCGTGCCGATACCTACGGAGCCTGCGGAGGTTATTCGCATGCGTTCGGAGCCAGCGACTTGAAAGGCCATATCTTCACTAGTGCGCTTCAACGAAATAAAATTATTAGTGTTAGAAGAGAAGTTATCGTGGTCAAAATAGATGGCTGGGTCAGCGCCTACTGCCTTCATATCCATACGAATATTTTTAGCGGTTTCCAGATTGACGTAGCCAGTTGAGTCAATGGTAGCGAGGCCAATCCCAACATTCCCGCTGCTATCGATGCGCATGCGTTCGGTGGGAGAGGAACCCGTAAAAAACCGCTTATCCAGTGCGGAATCTATGCTGCTGACATATGCAAAAGTGCTGCGGTTGTAATTGACTTGCCAGACCTGTCCAGCGACGAGACTGGGTTCAATCTCAAGGCCCTCCACGCCAGCGTTTGAGACGACAAACTTGCGCGCAGGCGAGCTAGTGCCCACGCCCACGTTGCCGCTGCTGTCGATCCGCATGGCTTCGCCTGAAACGGATTGCGGCCCCTCAATAACAAATCTTGGATCATTGCTTTCGTAGTTACTGCGGCCCACATAAAACTCAAGATCAGCACCGCCAAAAGTGTCTGCGGCTCTTGCTTTTATGCCTGAGTAATGCGGCGGTGTGCCATTGACGTCTATGCTCTTAAAGGCAAGGCCACCAAACAAATCACCTGTTGTGGCCGTCGTGTCAGTTGATCCAATAACAACTTCTGCACCCGCACCACCTGATGCGCCTGTTATTTCTAAGGCTGTCGTTCCGCTAACGGCAGCAGGCGAAGTCGTGCCGATGCCTACGTTGCCGCTGCTGTCGATGCGCATGCGTTCGGTGTAAGAATTGCTGGTTGAGAACGACAGTTCGTTTGTGCCGACACCTTGAATTGACGCAACCCCCGTTCCGCCTGTGTTCCAGAACAGCGCACGATTGCCACCTTCAATAGCAATGTTTCCACCTGCAACAGTCAATTTGCCAGAATAAAAAGACGGATTGGTCGTGCCGATACCTACGGAGCCTGTGGATGTTATGCGCATGCGTTCGGAGCCGTTGGTCCACAACCGGATCGGGTTCGCCCCTGCTTGAACGATGTTCAATCCTCCAGTGAAGCCGCTGTCGGAGCTAAGCATGGTAGAGCTGGGCCATACGCTATTCGCCGCTGAGTGAGCGCGCATGAAAATATTACCAACACCGCTGGCAACGGTTAAAGTGCCAGATGCCGAAGCATCAGTGTTGCTGTTGCGGATAAAAACCCCAGCATTGGCGTTAGCGCTAGTCTCAACTTGCAGTGCGAAGGAGGGCGAACTCGTGCCGATGCCTACGTTGCCGCTGCTGGTGATGCGCATGCGTTCGGAGCCGCCAGTAGCAAAACCTAGAATGTCGGTCGCAAGATTGAACATCCCCGTGTCGCCATCGTCATGGAAACGATAAGCGGGAGCGGCGGCGGTGCCTCGCGTAGCTAGAAAGCGCCCATTTTCAGCCCGGACATCACCGTTAACATGAAGTTTAGCGGAAATCGATGTTAGGCCGATTCCTACGTCGCCTGCGGAGGTTATCCGCATGCGTTCGGTTGCGGAAGTGCTGAACGCTATAGCGGCCCCAGCATTGTTAAACACTTGGACGTTGTTGCTAGCATCCATGCTTATATAGCTGAAGGCGTTACCCGCAGGGTTGTAGAAATACGCTTGCGACCCAGACAGCAGATTGATCGCGCCGCCAAAGTTGCTAGTTCCAGCTACATCCAGCTTCGCACCCGGCGAAGTCGTCCCAATCCCAACGTTGCCTGCGGACGTTATTCTGAGGCGTTCGGCATTAGATGTGCCGAAAGACAAGAAACCGGCCTCGCGGTTCTGCAAAAACCCATTTAAGCCCGACATGATTAACTCTAGGCCATCAGTGGCCCCAGTTCCGGTTCCCGTGTGCGACAACTTGACGGAAGCACTGGTTGTCGAAGGGTCGTGCAGGTGTATATTTCTGCCATACGATCCGGCAACTGTAGTCCCGATGCCGACCGAGCCTGCCACGGCGATGGAGGTGCCAGTGCTGGCCGGATCAAGGTAATAACCCGTATTATCGCTATCGTAGAAAATGGGGGCGCGGAAGTCGCTCGTTGCGTAACCTACTCCTTGAACTTGCAACAACTGGCTAGGCGAAATCGTGCCGATTCCCACTCTGCCTGATGCTCCGTTTACCCTGAAGCGTTCAGCAGACCCAACGGTAAACACCATGTCAGCAGAACCGGAACCAGCATAAATAGAACTAGCCGCTCCACCCCAGCGAATTGGATACCCACTGTCTAAATCAATTACGCCGCCATTTACATCTACACCACCATCGACTGTCAATCCATCAGCAGTCACGGTGCCAACTACATCCAACTTTGTCGCAGGCGCAGTAGTCCCGATTCCTACGGAGCCTGATGAGGTTATTCGCATGCTCTCTGACGCTGCGGCGGTATACGGAGCAGTGCCAAAAGCAATGTAAGAAGGGGTAAGAGAGTTTTCCGCAGCGGCAATAATGTATGCCCTGTTTGGGGATGACGCATCAGAGTCACTAGAATTAAACTCTATTTTTCCAAAACACTGATCCGTTTGAGAAGAAGTGTCTGTATCAGTAAACCGTAGCGTGTTGTTTTCAGTGCCCGCTTGATTATATCCAGCAATCTCTAATTTTTTAGCAGGCGAAGTCGTGCCGATACCTACGTTGCCATTGCCCGTGTCAACTACGAACTTAGTGGTGGTTGCGTTACTTAGATCACTACCAGAACCTACAGCCCAAATATCCCCTGCGCCCTTACCGGCGTAAACAGAGGTGGCAGAGCCGCGATACTCAATGTTGCAGTTTGTATCTGAAGTTGTGCGCCCCAATACAGCAGGGGTGGCGGAATTGGTAGACACATGAAGTTTCGCATCAGGCGAACTCGTGCCGATCCCTACGTCGCCGCCGTTAAAATAGCTATCCCCACCTGCCGTAATAACAACATCTTCGTAATTACCAGCATCACGTAGGACAAGCTCACCATCGCCCTGTGCGTCTAAGCGGAATAAAGCTTTTTGCGACCCAGCACTGTTGCTAAAAAAGGCAATGTCGCTGCTTGTTGTAGCTGGAGCCAAAACCTCCAATCTAGCGTTTGCGGTCGTCCCGCCAATCGCCACGTTGCCTGCCACGGTGAGGGATGTGCCAGTGTTTGCAAAGTCAGCGTAGTAAGCAGTGTTGTTGCTGTCGTAGAATATAGGAGCGCGGAAATCGCTCGTTGCGTAGCCTGTCCCTTGAACTTGCAGGGTTTGGCTAGGCGAAATCGTGCCGATACCTACGGAGCCTGCGGATGTTATGCGCATGCGTTCGGCGTTGTTAGTGCCAAAGATAAGCGGGTCAGAGGTATAGGTTCCAACTGCCAGATAGTCGTAGTTTACCGTATAAATCTGCGCCCCGTTGGCGTTAGCCTGACCGAGAATAGTCCCCGTTTCAGTCGAACCTCTACCAATGGCAACGAGGCTGTTATTGAGATTGTTCCTAGCCTCAAGTGAGGCATAACTAGTGGCGCTTGTTCCCTTTGAGACAATACGCGGATTCGAGGATTGGGCGTGTAGAATATACTGCGGCGAACTCGTGCCGATGCCTACGTTCGTGCCATCATCGTAGATAACAGAAGCCGAAACAGGTGACGTGCCGTTGCCCTTCAGCACATAGCCCGATGTCAGGCTGGTTGCGCCTGTGCCGCCGTTAGCAACTGGTAGAGTGCCAGTTATTTGGCTGGTCAGATCAATACCAGATAGCGTCCCGCCCAGCGTCAGCGAGCCGCTAGATGTAACTGTGCCGGAAAGCGTCAAGCCGTTGACTGTGCCTGTGCCGCTCACGCTAGTGACTGTGCCATCGTATTGGTCGGCGCTGCTGATCGTAAAGTTCGGGTAAGTCCCTGTGATCGTAGTCGTGCCAGCCTGTGTGAGCGTGACAGTTTGATCTGGCGCGGTGTTGGTGATCGTCAGAGTGCCGCTGGTCGTAATCGGAGAACCGCTAACCGAAATGCCAGTGCCAGCCGTTGCAGCAACGCTCGTTACAGTGCCGGTGTTCGTCGTGTATCCAGCAGGGTTAGTGTCTGCGTAAGCGCCTACATCTGAATAATCCAACACGACGGTGCCAGTGTAGCCGTTAACAGACGTGACGGCGTCCGTGTTGTCGATCTTGTCCCAAGTGCTGCCGTTGAAGATAGCCCAGTCGCCAACGCCCCAGTCACTGATCCCGTCAAGAGTAGTAGTGCCTGCTACACTGACAACATAGTAGTATCCTTGCGTGCCGGTGCTGGACGTTAAGGTAGGCGTGTTTGTAGACGCGTTCCAAGTGCCCTGATAGGATACTGCGCCGAGCACGGCCGAAGGTAGCTGCGACGTAGGCACAGTGCCCCCGCCGTCTAGCGTAGCTACGCCCCCGGCTACGCCGGCATCCAGTACGGCAGACGTACCAAGGCCAAGCGACGTACGCCCAGTAGCGGCAACAAGTCCGCTGGATCCACCGTCCCACTTGTAGCGATCTGTGTACGCCGTATCCCAATTTGCTTGTTCGGCGTCTGTGGGCAGTGAGTACCCAGTGTCGAAGCCGATCGCGAGAGTTCCACTCGTCGTAATTGGAGAACCGCTTACCGTAAAACCGGTTGGCACCGTGGCTGCTACGCTGGTGACGGTACCGTCATACTGATCGGCGCTGCTGATCGTAAAGTTGGGATACGTGCCCGTGATTGTAGTTGTGCCGCCCTGCGTAAGCGTCACAGTCTGGTCCGGCGCGGTGTTAGTAATAGTGAGCGTGCCGCTGGTCGTTATTGGGGATCCGCTTACGGATATCCCAGTTCCTGCCGTAGCTGCTACGCTAGTGACCGTGCCTGTGTTGGCGGTGTAACCGTCAGGGTTGGACGCAGGATACGCCCCTAGATTAGTTAGGGCCGTTGCGGCATCCGTCGCCCCAGTACCGCCATTAGCTACGGCTAGTGTGCCCCCTAGGGTAATGGTGCCAGAGCTTGTGACAGGACCGCCAGACGCTGTCAGGCCCGTCGTGCCGCCGCTAACGTCTACACTGTTTACGGTTCCTAGCGCGTTGGCCGACCACTGAAACGCAGATCCGCTCCACTCAAGAAACGTATTTGCGGAAGTGGGCGCGGCGATAAAGCTAGAGCTGTCGCTGCCGGTTTGGTATACTATCTGATTGGCTGCGCCACCAAGAACGTTAGTTGCGCCGCCGACGTTGATTAGCTGCGGGTCGCGGTGGCGCCACACGCCACTGCCGCCGTTATACTCCAACAGATCGAGGTTAGACGCGGCGGCCGTCTCCACGTCGTTGAGTTGTTCCAGCTCGAATTGGTGCGTAGCGCGGACGAATATAGAGCCGTTGCTGGCGGACAGCACAACGGCAGCCAACTCAGCTTTGGCAGCCGGAGCGGGTGGCGCTCCTACTCTCAAACCACCAACTACGTCGGGGTCGTAGTAGAGTATGTCTCCGTCAGAAAAAGCGGTTGTGTCGAGTTGGCGAATAAGGCCGAACTCGGTTATATAACCCCACCCATTAAGGGCGATATCTTCCGCAGCAACACCCATGATGTAGCTTGCGGTAGCTTTTGTAAGGCCAGTGGCTGGAGCGCCTTGCAAGCCGCCAGACGCGCCGACGGTGCCGGTGAACATGACCACCTGCCCCTTCGTGATGGCGGCCGACGCCTTGATGCGGAAGTAATTCTGCTCGCCTAGCTTTATGTCTACGTCGCTGCCTTCGCCGCCGACCATAAAAGTTTTGGCGTTATCGTCGTCATTCCACCAAAGTCTGCCCGTATTGCGAGCAGCTCCGTATGCCGTATCGAATTGGATAAAGCCCGGATCCTGCAAGGTGAAAATACCTGCCGTGGTGATGGGGCCGCCGATAAAGTTTAGGCCGCTGGTGGCTCCGTCTATGTTAACGCTGGTGACGGTGCCTGTGCCGGTCAGCGTTGCCCAAGAAGGTGCATTGACGCCGCCTGAAACTAGAACCTGCCCAACCACGCCTACTGGCGTAAGTGACATATGCGTGCCGTTAGAGTACGCGACGGCACCAGCGATAGGAGACAGCGAAGCGCCGGTGCCGCCGCGGCCCAAGGGGAGCGTGCCTTGGGTTTCCGTCATATCGGAAAGATCTACGGCCGGATGGACGTGATCTTCGCGGGCGGCTACGTTCGCTGCACCGGCTGAGGCGGACCCCAGCGGCGAAGGCGCAACCGACGAGAAATTAACAGAGAAAGAGCGGTCGTCGGCCAAATTGCCGCCTCCGCTGAGACCGTCGCCTGCCGTTATTACACGCGACTCAGGTACGTAGCCGAGGGCTACGATGGGGGAGGTAGTTACGTCGCTTACGCGCCCGTTCGCATCCACCGTAATAGTCGGGATATTGGACGCGTCGCCATATACCCCAGCCACAACGCCAGTTGCATCAAGCTGGTCAGCACCAACACCACCGTCACTAATAGCAAAAACCCGATCAGCAGAAAGATCACCACCGCCGGTGAGGCCAGTTCCAGCAGTAAGCGTGCGGCTCGGCGGAACTTCTCCGGCAGACGCGACGCCGCTGAAGCGAACTTTGTACGTAACCCCTTCATAGACATACGGCAGATACCCTTCTTGGCTGCTTCCCGTGTATTCAGGAAGCTGTGAAATTCTCGTAGGAATAAGATTGGAGGGTACGTCAGTCATCTACGGCTCCAGATAATCGTCTTCGTCTTCAGCGATAATAAAGTAGTCCCCGTCCTCGGTGATGGTACCCGCGGGATTTGTGCCAATCGGCACCTCGGGGCGAGTGAACGCCAGTGTAACGTCCTCGGGCTGTCTTGCGGGCAGGCGATACGGATCAAAGACATCCATGTCATCGCTGCACACGCGCAGGCCGGGGTAGTTTGGGTCTGCATGTAGCTCGCCGATAGGGAACTTGCGGCAGCACCTAGCACAAATGGCTACGCCCAGAGTGGGGTTGCCTTTGGTGTTGATAAAGCGGCCCACTAGCCCAACGCCTCGTCAGGCCGTGCGTGACGCAGGGCGATATGCTCGCTCTCTCTAGCGGGTAGGCGGTAAGGATCTAGCTCGTCTAAATCATCTCGGCATACTTTTAAGCCGGGAGAGTTGCGATCGCTCCACAGCTCCTCGATCGGAAACTTTCTGTGGCAACGGTCGCAGAGCCCGATAGCAAGGTTTTTTCGCCCGCGCGTGTCTAGATAGTCTTCTCTAGCCATAGACGCGCTACGCCGTATACATGCTTATGTTCGGCGCAATCCTCATCGGGCTGTTATCCCGCTCTTCCATACGCGCCATATACATAGCCTGCGCCGCTCTCTGGTCTAAGAGCGGAATAAGAGAAACGTCGACCTCGGGGATCTCGAGTGCCAGTTTTGAGGCAAGCATAGCCACGACAGCCTCGTACCAGCGCTGTGGTACCTCGATCTCTTCGGTGAGGGTGCCGACGTCCATAATCTGCCTTTGGCGCCAAAGAACAATCTGAGAGGTCTCAGCGTCGGCATTGGGGATAGGCCAGAAGCGCATGACCGGCTGGCTAACTTGGCGATCGAACCAGAACTGTAGAGGGCGGTTAGACTGGAAAGTCTTGTTCGGGAGGTTGGTGTAGTCGTCCCTGTTCAGCCTCGCCAGAGGTATTTCCGTCGGTGTGTTGCCCAAGTATATCTGGCTGAAACTTAGGGTGCCGCTGGTTGCCCGCACGCGGAAATAGCGTGCCGCTACGCTGCTGGCGAGATCGTACCAAGTCCACTCCCCTGCTGAAGCTGAAGGTGTTTCTGTTTGAACGGTTGTCCACGTCGCACCGTCATCGCTGCGCTCTAGCGCGATCGGTACAGCGGCTGCGGTCCACTTAACGCCTACAGTGCTCACAACAGTCGCGTTTGTGAAATCTACTGTGCGGGTGGTGGATGTGTCCGTAGTCGTGCCGGTCACAGGCTGCAGGCTGCGCAAATTGCTATTCAGTATATCGACAGTGCCCGCATCTGTGGTGATGGCGCTTACGCCTTCATAGAGCGGATATATCTGTTTCTCGATAGTCCACAGCTGCAGGCCGTGATTAGGCAATTCGGATAAGAGTAGGTGCAGCGTATCCGTAGCGTCCTCGAGATACTCAGCTGTTAGCGCCTGCGCAGGTATGCGGCAACGGCGCGCAGCGTTATCTATCACACGGCGCGTGTTGAATGTGGTCTGCGATATTGTGCCGGAGTAGGCCATAAGATGTCGCTCGCTAGTTAAGATCAGCAGCTTGCCAATCCGTGGCAAGCATCTCTGGCACGCCGGTTATACAACACCATCGTCCCTGCGGCAAGGCACGGGGAAAATAGGGGTTGCAATGTAAAGTTGCATGTGCTATAAGGGTGTTACCAACAACGAGGAGTACTACTTATGAAGATCCAAGCCGTACGCAAAGCTGCCAAGGGACACAACCGCTTCTGCGGCCCTGCAGTGCTTTCTATCGTGACTGGCATCGACACTGCTCAAGCTGCCGCGCTCATCCGCAAGACAAGCAACGTGCGCAGTGTGATGGGCACAAGCACCTATCAAATAATCCGCGCCTTTAACGCTCTCGGCTATCACCTCACGTCAGCGGCTAAGATTAACCCGAACGACCGCAAGAGCAACCCGACACTCGCTGCGTGGCTGAAGGAGACCGCGTCGACGCGAGGAAACGACGTCTTTCTGATTTCCGCCGGCTACCACTGGCAGATCGTGCAGGGGCGCCGCTTCTGCTGCGGGCTAACCGAGAAGCCGGTCTCGCTTAAACACGATAAGGTCAAGCGCCGCGCGCGTGTGACGGGCGTCTGGAAGATTACGTACAACCAGTTCGATGGTAAAGCTATCGAGGATCTACTGCCTGAGCTGAACCCAGACAGCGCGGCCGCCAAGATCAAGCGCTGCGAGAACAGCGCGGCAGCCAAGGCCCGCCGCCTCGCCAAGAAGCACGACATAGAGATCGAAGTCGAGTGTTGGGGGTCGGGATCTGATCGCTACACGCGCATTATCGTGTGGGGCCATGAGCTAACGATGGACAGCGCCGTGATCGACGACCCCTACGCGGGTGACCACTACGCCGACGACTGGCAGGATGCCCTCGAGCGCGTCGAGACGTACGTCGAGCTGCTCGAGGAGTTTAGGCGCAACGCGTTAGCAAAAGCTGCTTAATTCTTACGCTTAATGAGGGGGCGCATGCTGGTGCTAGGCACTGACTTGCGCCCTTTCTTGCGCATAGCTTCCATCGCGCGCATAGCCTCAAGCGCTTCCATTTCGCGGGCCTGCTCTCGATTGCCCCGGTCCACAGCCGCTTCTAACGCAGCCTGTTTCTCCGCCTCAGTCATTTTCTTAGCTCGGCCGCCGCGCTGCATATTCTTGGCGCCAGCCTTGCGCGCTTCACTCATGGCGATAGCCTTGGCTTGCTTAGGGTTGGTGACCTTCGGGCCCTTCTTCGAACCGCTGTGCAAGGTGCCGTCTTTGAACTCGCGCATGACGGTCGCAATCTTGGCTGCGCCTTTCGTGCGGCCGCCTTTAGCGAAGCCAGTGCCACAGTCGTACTGCGTCTTAGTGCTATCCTTGAAACCCTTCATGTCACTTGCCTTTCTTTCTCGCTACGGCGAGGTTATCTACCATGTTTGGATATGGGCGCCCAGCCGCTTTTGCGCGGGCCTTGGCCGCCTTCTTTTTCTTGGCTGAGAGGGACTTGGGTTTGCCCAGTTTCTTGGGGCGCTTTTTATCCCAAATGGGTTTAGCTGCTAGTCCGCCTTTTTTCATGCCGATATCTGGGTTGTCTGGGTCATAGGTGCCTCGGTTTCCTGTTGCGGACTTTACCTGACGTGGGTCAAAAACAATATAGCTGTCGGCCACTTCGGGCGCGACAGCGCGTATCTCGTCGTCGTTTAAGCTGAAGCCGCTCCGCAATTCTTCTTTGAGAATAGCTTCATGCGCGTCATCGCTTAGCTCTGCGCGATTGAGATAAACAATGCTGTCGAAACCCTCATCGCGAGCTACGCGGACCCTATCCTCCCAACTTTCACCTAAATGGTCGTTCATGCGTTTTGGGTTTCGCACACTTAAATAAACCGGAATGTTAGTGGGGACGTCGTCAGAACCAAGCAACTTTCGCGCTGCAAACTTGAGAAAGCTTAGCGGCAGATCTTTAGCTTCTTGCAAAGCTTCGATACGGGTGTTTGCTTGAATTGGCGTGCCGAAGTGCGTGTTCGGTCGAAACTCATTGATCTGGCCGGATAGCGTGCCGTGCGTGAGCATGAGCGGCTCGCCGTATTTATCAACAGCTTTGCTGCCCTCAAACCAGCGTGCGAAGTTGGGGTCGCGCACAAGTTCGGAGGGAGCCATCAGGCTCTCCAGATCCTGCGGGTAGAGGTCGCTGTAGGGTGCGTTCTCGCCGCCTGAGAACCAGCGCACCTCGGCTGGGATCTCTGCGAGGCCCAGATCTGCGGCGACGGCTGTGCGGGTGTTGCCCTCGATGATGTACGGCTCACCCCGGTAGTCGACACCTATCAGGATGGGCGCGTCTGGGTAGAGACCCTCTGCCTCGACGCTGGGGCGCAAGCGGTCGTACTGGCTCTCGCCCGGCACGCGACGCTCGCCGCGGGCGCCGCGTATGGTGCGCACCTTCTTGGGGTCGAGCATGACGGGCTTCTTGGTGTAGGCCGATATGGGGCCGAAATACGGCCGATCGGGCCTGCTGTTCTGCTGCGCCTCGCGCTGCTTTCTCGCCTGCCACTCTGGGCTCGGGTTGTCGTACCGGATATCTGGCTTCTGGCGTGGCTTGGGTCTTGGCTTAACCTCGAACAGATCACCCAAAGCTTCCGCGACGTCGTCTACTATGGG